ATGTCCACGATGGCACCGGCAATACGATCCGCAATCTTATCGGGATGGGAGGGATTCACTTTTTCAAACATAACTTTTATCCTTTCCTGGATTGTAATAGTCGTTCCATTGGATCATCCTGCACACCACCGGAGTATTCGCCGGTACAGTTTTCACGGACAATTTGGAAAATCTCCGACCACAGGCGGTTGGCCTGGGTCTGGTACTTATCTGCAATCGCTACATAGGGAGACTGGATGGCAGCACCCGTGGTAGGGTGTTTTGCCAGAAATCCCAGTTCACTGTTGATAGTCTCACACTGCATCCATCTGGCGATACTCATTGCGTAGCGCTCAATGAGTATCGGGGAAACCAGGGATGCACATCCTCTTTCAGAAAGCCAGTTCCATACGCGCTCATAGACTTCGGCTGCGCACAGGGTTGATCCATCCTTCTGAGTAGCGGAAAGATACTCAGGTGGTTTGGGCATAGACTGCCCTTCAAGATCTGCCGCGCTGTCTCGAAAATCAATAAGTGTCAGCGGTCTCTTTCCCAGGTTGCCTTCTGTCAATTTCTCGGCAATCGGCTTTTTCGGCCTGCCTCCAGAGCCTGGCTTGGGACCCCTTTTGCCCAATTCATGTCACCTCATTTCCTGCCGGGGCCTATTCCCCTAAAAACTTTTGCGAATTTTTACACGAAGCCCCGGGCCGCTGCCCCGATATAAAAGCCACAGAGATTTTTACCCCCCTACCGGTCACCCAGTTCATGGTGGATCTTGTTGTGGCAGGATCGACACAGGGACATAAGGTTTTCCCTGGCATGGGTGCCGCCTTTAGAAATCGGGATCTTGTGATGCACCTCTGCCGCAGCAATCAGTTTTCCTTCTTTCTCACACTGCTCACACAGAGGATGTTGGCTGATGTGTCTGTCACGGATGCGTTTCCAGGCACGGCCATACTTTTTGTTGATATCCGGCGCTCGTTCATACCTGTTGTACTGTCTGCGTGCAACCGCCGCATGATCCTCACAATACTGACCATCGGTCAGCTTTGGACAGCCGGGGTATGAGCATGGCCTCTTGGGTCTACTTGGCACGCTTATCCTCCTTCTTCAGAAATTGCCGCAGCTTATACCGGAGGATGTAGTATATCTGCTCCAGATAGGAAACCTTTCTGTAGCCCATACCATCACCTCCGCAGGGCATGAAAAAAGCCCTCACAGGATTGCTCCCGTGAAGGCTGTTCCCATATTCATTTGGCGATTATAATAATATCATAAGTCCAATATGACATACTATGAACTTTACTGTACTCTTTCAGGAAATCGAACAACTTCCAGAGCCTTTTTGTGCAGGCGGAAGGTATATTCGATGCTGTAGTTCATATCCACGGCAATCTGCTCCCAGGTTTTGAAGCACAGATACCGCAGCTCCAACAGTGTCTGATATTCCGGATTCTCCACCGCTTTGATGACAGAAACCATTTCACGCTTCAAATCGACTAGAGCATCGATGTCCCGGTTGATGTCATCTTCCAGATCCACGATCTTTGCGATGATATCCTGCATCTTGTAAACATTCCGGCTACCGCCACCTGGCATATCACTCATGGTGGCGGTGGCCTTGGTAGTCAGACCACGGAGGGAAAGCACCTGCTCCAGCTTGCTGTTGATACGCTGATCCAGACGATAAGCCTGTCCCAGATACTCCTTAGCGGTCATTCTTGGTCTCCTTTCCGGTGGCGGACTGCCGCTTCAGTTTTTCGGCAGCCTGCTTTCTGATTGCACGGTTCTTTTTTCGGATGGCCTTTCTGCGGTCGCTACGCTCCTTTCTCAGAATGCTGCTCATGGCTGCACCTGCGGTAGGATCATAATAGCCTTCGTTATTGCGATAAATTCCGTAACCCATCTTTATACCTCCAATTCATTTACTTCGATGTACAAGCCGCAGGGATCGTCCGCCCACCGTTTTTCTACGGCTTCACTGACAACCTGGGCATCGTCCTTCCAGAAACCGCACCGGGTCATGCAATCCTTTAGCAGCTTCTGGAGATTATCTGTATCCGGCTTTGTGATACGCCATTCACCATTTTTATGGCTCTTACCCTTCGGGAACAGCCACAGTACCCGTAAGGAAACGGGGCCGGTCATTGGCTTTTCCGGTTTGTGGATGGCCAGATGTGCTGACAGTATACTTCTGGCCGCTTTCACTGCCGGGGGATCATAGAAAACCGGTTTACCCTTCACTACACGCACCCGCTTCATCTGAGCCGTGGATGTAGGAGGATCTATTGCTATGAAAAATTCCATTTTCTGTCCTTTCTGATTTGGCGGAAAACCACCACTTCCTGTTCTCTTGTGGGGAAGGGCAGGCTTTCAGCCCTTCCCACACGAGGAACACACGAAGGAAACGAAGTTTACTTATATAAGCCCGTTTTCCTCTTCAAACGGAAAAGCGGTATATTTTCCGTTTAAGGATTTTTATTGTGCCGACCGACAATACCGCCCTTCACCCAGAAATCTTCCTTCATTTCATTGAGCCGATCCCGTACACAGCGGTTTGTCAGTTCCAGGTAATCAGCAATTGACTGCACCGTGACCGGGGGCGACATACTCAGGACCTGGAAAGCTGTTTCTATGGATGCACGGCGATCTTCCGCCCGGGTATATTTTCTGCTTTTGGCAAGGTTCCCCATGGGGCTTCCTTCTGCAAAAGCGTTATGCAGTTGATCCGTGTCATCCACTCTGTGAATGGGATACTCAAACCAGAAGTTGACAGGAGTGACATTGGGAAATTCCCGGAGATTGCTCTCAAGCCGCCATGCCGTAGCACTGCCGTCCTGTACATAATTCTTGAGATCATCAGTCATTTCCAGGGGTGTCAGATCCAGCTGTGCATCCGGGTCACGAGCAAACACACCGCTACCGGAAGCTCTGTCCATTGCTTTCTTTGCACCCTGGGCCCCCTTAGAATGATGGTGGCAGTAAATGGTTGCACATCCGGTGGAAGTGCAGATTTTATCGAACTGATTGCAGAATAAAGCCATATCGGAAGCATTGTTCTCGTCGCCGGTAATAACCTTGTAGATTGGGTCCACAATGATGGCATCGAAATGCTGGTCATGGACACGGCGGATCAGTTTCGGGACCAATTTGTCCAATGGGACCGCATGGCCACGCAGATTCCAGACAATGATGTCATCCATATGCTTCTTCTGCCAACCCAGTGCCTCATAGATTTTCATAAATCGCATGATGCAGGAAGCAGGGTCAATTTCCAGATTCACATACAGCACACGCCCTTTTTTGCATGGAAAGCCGAGCCAGGATTTGCCCTCTGCAATTGCAATACATAGTTCCATTAGGGCGAAACTTTTACCTGCTTTGGAAGGGCCGGAAATCAGCATCTTATGTCCGCAGCGAAGAATGCCCTTGATCAGTTCCTCCGGAAGTTTCGGAGGGTTGTCCTTATACGCATCCAGAGCCACCATGCCGGGAAGCTCATCTGTCGCGCCCTCCGCATAGTCGAGCCAGTCTGTCCAGGATTTTCTGCCAATGTTGGTAGCCACCAGATATTGCCGGTTACCATTACGGGTGACACCAGGCAAACGGGACAGCCGTGAGGGATTTCGGTTCTGTTTGTCCACTCGCAGGCCATTCTTTTCCAGGAAGTCATACAGAAATTCCACACGCTTTCTGTACTCGGAATAATCCTCCGCATCTACACGAACAATGGCATGGAGGCTCTTGCCGCCGGAATGAACAAGGCAGGCAATGGGCAGTTCTAGTTTCCGGTACATGGCATCCTGATCCGACACAGGCATGGTATCCGATTCCACCAGGGCAAACTTAAAACGGGTGATGTTGTCGTTTTTGACACCTTCGCCGTCCACAGGATTAAAGCGAATCCAGGCACCGACCTCCGGCTTCCAGTCGCCGATGGTTGCACCCATATCGTTTGGGTGTTTCCGCAGAGAAGAGATTAGCTCACCGGCAGTCCGGGTGAACACACCTTTCGCCGGTACCCATCTGCCTTCGCCGTCCTGCCACACATCATTAGTGACATAGCCTACAAAGTCATCCTTCTCATACAGAGTCTCCCTGCGGTGGCGAC